CTCGCCATTTTTTCAAAATATCTCTTACTTACAATATATTCATTTCCAACATTCAAATTACAATAAAATTCATAAGCATCATAGAGAGAATATATTTGTTGATGTATATTTGCTATCGGACAAATCAATGGCGAATCATCTACAAATGACGAAATTATCTTGTTTTCTGATATAGCTGACATTGTCGCTGACATGGTTGCTGTCGCTGACATGGTTGCTGTCGCTGATGCTGTCGCTGATGCTGTCACTGTCGCTCTTACAGAAACACAAAACATATCCAACGACTGTTTTACTTCATCTCTCTTATCCCATAAACTACATCGTATATTTATAATATATTTGTCTTCCTGTATTTCCATATCCGGATAAAAATGCTTTATTAATTCAACCAAAAGTGTATCTGTCATTTTAATTTCTAACGACGCATTCTTTCCGCTTTTATTCGTCATTTGAATTGTTTTTCTAAATAAACGAACTAATTCATCCACTTCTATTTCCAGCTCATTCTCATCCTCAATAATATATGTATCCCAAAAATAGATAAATTGAGAGACTATCGGCAAATGCACGCTTGTCACATCCATAAACATATCCGTTTCACTATTATATTCTATCTTTTCTCTCAATATCTTCTTCAAAGAACCATGTAAAATAATATTCGGCACATTTCTCTCTTCCAAAAACTTCTTCCATATAAATAAAATATTCTTCGTATTAATCGTCGCCGAAACACACTTCTTTATTGTCGCATCTATAAACATATCCACAATCTTCTCTTGTGTATTCTTTGAAATAAAATGCGCGTATTCCATCAATTCTGTCTCTCCACATTGAGAGATAAAATGGTCGGAACTTCCGTATCTTGAAAAATAATGCGTTGAAACACACAATACATCAAATATATATTTACTTACATTGTATGGAATCGTAAATGGCTTCTTCGGAAATGGTATAAGACGACATACTGTATAGTCATGGTCGTAGTATTTGTATTTTATATTGTGAAATGGATACGATAATCCAAAATATACATCCAACTGTTGAGCAATTTCGTCCAGCAATATCTTCAACTTGGGCGATGTTATATAAATCGTATTCTTCTTTGAATTTTCACTCAATATAGATTCGCCTATTATTGTCAGAAAATATTTCGCACTATTTCTGGACTGAAATATAGACGGATATATACTGTTTATGACGAATTGTATAGTTTCTGACTCGGGTATTGCCGTAAAAGGGCTCTTTTCTTTCACATGCTTCATAATGCTGTTTTTGATTTTGTGTTTCCATACCATCAAACTTTGTTCGGAGGTAATTAATAAATGTATTTTATGTAAAATCTCGTCTTCACTATATCCGTTAAAATGTTTTCCGTCATAATGGATAAATAATTCACTATGTTGGCAATAAAAATATCGGTGTGTATGTAAAAATCTCTCTATAAATTCATTGCGTTTATCACTCAAATTGCGTTTTCTCTCTTCGCGTTGTTGTTGTGTTTTACTTTCTGCTTCCAATGTGGATGGAAGTAGCGTCTCTATATGATGATACAATCGTGATGTAATGTATTCATTATTTTTATACTTATTTTCTAATATGGAAAGCAATTCGTAGAGAGATTTTTGTTTTGGTTTCATGTCCAATAATGGTATAATATCTATTTCTTGCGCTTGTATCGGGGATGACGGGGTGCCCCCGTGTATCTGCTGCGCTTGTATCGGGGATGACGGGTGCTTTAGCACCCCGTGTGTCGTGGATGACGGGTGCTGTAGCACCCCGTGCGCGTGTGCTTGTGTTGATATATTTTGTAACATTCTAATATATATCTATCAATTCGTTTTTATACATATATTTGATAACAAAATAAAAAATATATATGTTTCTGTGAAATATGTATAAAGATTATTAAGTATAACTTATACATATATCACAGAAACAATGGCAACCAAAAATATATTAACCATTCAAACCGTCCAAATCGCCCCATTTAGAACTCTAATGATGGCGCTCAAAGATGTCCTTATTGAAACCAATATCACTTTTTCAAAAGAAGGAATGAAAATTATTAATATGGATAAATCACATACAATTTTGGCACATCTCTCTCTTCCAGCGGTTAATTTTGAAAAATATGAATGTAAGCGTGATAAGATTATTATTGGTGTGAATATGTTTCATTTGTTTAAACTGATTAATACAATTGATAATGATGAAACACTTACTATTTATATTGAAGAAGCCGACTATACTGACGGCATCGTCCAATTTCTTGGACTGAAATTTGAAAATGGCGATATTAAACAACAAAAAATCCAAAAATTGCGTTTGATTGAACCCGATAATGAAGAACTGGATGTGCCAGATGTGAAATTTTCGTCTATTATTAATATGCCTTCTGTTGATTTTCAGAAGATTATTCGCGACTTGTCTTGTATCTCCGATAAGATTGAAATTAAATCTATTGCGAAAAGCGATGGAACAGCCGAACTCATTTTTAAATGCACTGGTGGTTTCGCACATGCCGAAATTAGAAGAGCTGAATCCAACGGAAGTATGGAGTTTATTCAAAAACAAGATAGTAGCAAAATTATTCAGGGCGAATTCTCTCTTAAAAACTTGAGCTATTTCATTAAATGCACCAATTTGTGTAGCCAGATTGAAATGTATTTGGAAAATGATATGCCATTGGTTGTTAAATATAATGTCGCAAGTCTTGGAACCATTAAATTGTGCTTGGTTGCTCTGCCTTCTGTATAATCGCACAAAGGGCTTATATTTGCCCGAAGGGCTTATATTTGCCCAAAGGGCTTATATTTGCCATTTGCCCTTTGGGCTTATATATGAACCTATAATATTTGATACACATGTCGCATTATGATAAAAAATATATAATTTTGAATCATTATATATTTTTGTGGTGATAGAATAATAACTTTTTACTATATAACAATTTTTAATGGGGTGCCTTAGAAGCGTTAGCACTACCAGCACCCCTTATTAATGGGGGTCGTAGGGGTGCGAAGGCACCCCTTATTAGTGGGGGTTGTAGGGGGTGCTAAGGCACCCCTTATCCCCTAATATTCAGGCATATGTTTTTTAAATAAACATCCGTGTGTAGTTAATTCAGGAATTTTTAAAATGATTTCCGGATTTTGAAAATTACATACAGCAGTCCATATTTTTACTATACAAAAACTCTTTTTGGGTGATATAGTAATACCATTTATATGCGGCAATAACGATTTATTCTCAGTCAATGTTTCACCAATAAGGGAATACGATAAGTTTCTCCATGCCTCTGGCACACTTTTATTATTTACTTTATACGAAAAGCATCCGCCCTTACGATTTTTATCATCTTCCCATACAGGCTGAATGCCTTTACGCATCAAAAACAACATACAATTTTTTATCATTTTATTTGGCAATGTTTCACATAAAGCAACCGCTTCTTCTACAGAAGCAAATGTCATTATTGGTTTATAACTTTTAATAGTCCAGTCAATATCATGCGGCAAATGAGCCCACAACGTCCAACTGTCATTTAATTTATTTGTTTTTACAGGGTTATTTACATTGTCATTCTTTACTGCGTTATCCTTTACAGTGTTATCATTTACAGTTATACTATGTAAATCATCATTATCTTTTAAATCGTTTAAGTCATGAGACGAATTAAAATTAGATGGTTCAATAATAGATGACATATCGGTATCAATAGCGGATTGTGCTAAAGACAATGACATTTATATTCTATTCAATTTTTATTTTTATATGGTTTGTGTTATTTATATAATTTATGATTCATATTTTTCGTGTTTCATATGGATGTTTATGAATACCTTCCATTTTTTTATTATTATTATTTTGTTTTTTATTATTATCATTTGTGCCAGTAGATGGAGATAATCCAAGAGCCATAAGCATTAATGATGTTATAATTGTCATTGAAATAAATGGAATAAAAACAATAATCCAAGATATAACACCTAAACCATTCTTACATAATACATTCAATACAATCGTAAAGATTGTCATTATTATAAACTTTATAAACGCAGTATTGTATAAGTTTTTGAATATATCTAAAATAATATGTGTAAGTGAAAACGCAACATATAAAATAGCCGGAGGACATAAATTTTCCATAATCATTTTTGTTTATTATATTATCTACATATTTTTTATTTTTTTACTTGTGCCAAACTGGCTTTCCATTTTTAAACTTTCCTAATAACTTTCCAACACTATCATCGCTATTCACCTCATAAATATCTCCATTCTTTTCATCACTTGTATAAAACTCATTCTTAAATCCTGGAATACTAATCGCAAATAATTCTTCCTCTTCTTCCTCTACGATTTCTTCTTCTTGTTCTGTCACTGCGGATGCTACTACTGATGTTTGTGCTACTGCTGCTTCGCTTGCTACTGCTACTGCTACTGCTACTGCTTCGCTTGCGCTTGAACTTTGAACTTCCTTATTATCAACGACATCATCTTCTTCTAAGGTGTCTTCTTCATTATCAGTTATAATATCTCCAACTGCGTCATCATCATCTTCTACATCTTCTTCCTCTTCTACATCATCTTCTTCCTCTTCTACCTCTACCTCGCTTACAATCGCTTCGCTTACATTCGCTTCGCTTACATTCGCTTCGCTTACATTCGCTTCGCTTAACAAGTGCTTTTCTAATTCAGAAACAATATCTTGAATTTCTTTTTCTCTATCGGTTTGAGTCATTTCTTCTTTTACTTGTCCCTGTAAATCGGGTCTAACAGGGTGTCCCTGTAATCCAACATTTTTATTTACATATTCAATCTTTGCCTCTGAATAAATTTCTTTCACCTTATCTTGAATATCAGTATTTACAACAGAAACATATTCCTTTTCAATCACATTCAACCCAACATTTATTTTTTCACTTTTATCTGAGACAATAGATACATCAGTAGTCGCAGACGCTTCTGTATGTGCTAATGCTTCTGTAGTCGCAGACGCTTCTGTATGTGCTAACGCTTCTGTATGTGCTAACGCTTCCGTAGTCGCAGACGCTTCCGTAGTCGCAGACACCTCAGAAGTCGCAGACGCTTCCGTAGTCGCAGACGCTTCCGAAGTCGCAGACGCTTCTGTATGTGCTAACGCTTTTGTAGTCGCAGACACTTCCGTAGTCTCATAGGCTTCATCAGCGTTAGCAGACACCTCTGCGTTATCTGTCTTTGTCGTTTTACTATGTTCCTCCTGTATCTGTTTATCCTGCGCATGCTCGGACATCATATGATTCACATTATTTTCAATTAACATTTCCAATTTGGAACGCATAAACTCATTCTCTCTTTGTAAGACTGAATTATGACTGACAAGTTCATGAAAATGCTGATTTAACTTTTGATTTTCATTTTCCAACTCTTTATACTCTGGCAATGACTTCAATAAATTTGTAACCACCTTATATTTTTCATTATTCATATTTAATTTATGGACATAAGGCCCTAAAGTGGTTTTTATAGCATAGGTCAAACTTGTATTCAAGTTATTCACCAATTCTTCAATCTCTTCGGACATTTTATAAGGATGTATTAACATACAAATATGCGTTTAACTCCATTTAGAAAAGACTATATTATTTTTTATAGAACAAGTCATGGAAACACAAAAAAGTAAAGATGATATGTTGGTTGAAATTATAATGAGACAAACTGATTATAGTAAAGAAATCGCCGCTGAAAAATTAATCCAACATAATTACAACATTCTCTCTATCATTCGCGAATATATGTCTTCGTCTAAGAGTAACGAAGAACAAGAAAAAGAAAAAGAACAAAAAGAAAAAGAAAAACCATTTAAATCAACAAGCCAACTTATTTATGGAGAGATTAGAAATATGATGAGTGACGCGGCGGCAAAATACCGCAGAAAAAAAGAATTGGAAGAATATAGACAACAAATGTATGCGAAAATGATGTATGCAAAAATGTCACAATAATATGTGATACTTATAACATTGCTATGCTTATAACATTGCTATGCTTATAACATTGCTATGCTTATAACATTGCTATGCTTATAACATTGCTATGCTTATAACATTGCTATGCTTATAAAATTACAATGCTTA